AGCGATATATTCACCGGTTTTTTCCACAATTGATTAGTTATAATCAAGGGTGGATATTTATTATTTATTGGGATTCTTTTTGAAAGGGGCAGAAATGGCTAATGTAAAGCATCTACCACCTATTAATCATGAAGAATTTCTCGACGATGAACATTCTTTGACTAGTGCAACTATGCACGGTACGCAGCTCGACAGGCTAAAGGCCATGCGGCTAAAACTGGCAGCTCATATCGACTCTGAGAACACACTCGCTAGGGATTTGGCCGCGCTCGTGCGTAGGTTCGCTGACCTCGATAAGGAAATCAGCGACCTTGAAGCAGTGGCAAATGAACTAGAATACGTGGAGGTTCCAGACGGTGAAGAAGCAGACCTCCCATTCGACCCGGCTTCTATCTGAAGTTGCTAGGCATCTCTGCATACCTGAAGGCGTAGTATCGACGGCCTGGCCAATGATCGCTAAGCAGCTTGTCAGGATGCGGTACCCGCTCGACGCATGGCAGATCGGCATAGGTAAGCTGATTTTCGCAAAGCGTGAGAACGGCATGTACGCCTGTGGCATCGGCGGCGCTGTAGTCTCCATCCCTCGACAGGTGGGAAAGACTCACATGATCGCCGGGTTTATTCTCGCGCTCTGTGCAGCCAAGCCAAACACGCTAGTGCTATGGAGTGCTCACCGCTCAAGGACGCATAATGAGACCTTTTCGGCGATGCAGGGCATCGTGAACAGGCAGGATATTAAACCGTTCATTGCCCATATCCGCCGTGGTGCAGGCCAGGAAGCTATCGAGTTTAGAAACGGCTCGCGTGTCCTATTCGGCGCTCGTGAAAACGGCTTTGGCCGTGGTTTTCCTGAAGTAGACGTTATCGTCATGGACGAGGCCCAAATTCTGACTGAAAAAGCAATGGATGATATGGTGCCTGCAACCAACGCAGCACCAAACGGCCTTGTAATCATGATGGGTACACCGCCGCGCCCGGTAGACCCCGGCGAAGTCTTCACACAGCGCCGCGAAGACGCACTCAAAGGCGATAAAGACACGCTCTATATCGAATGCTCCGCCGATCCAGGCGCAAGACTCGACGATAAGAAACAATGGGAAAAAGCTAACCCATCGTACCCGGCCCGCGTCTCAACAACAGCATTCGAACGCATGAAAAAGCTCTTAGGCTCTGAAGATTCATTCCGCCGCGAAGGCTTAGGTATCTGGGATGAAAAGGCGCTCGCTAACAAGGCATTCCAACCTGAAGCATGGAACAGGCTAGAAGGAGAACTCCCAGAGTCAGGCCGCGATGTATACGGCGTGCGATTCTCACCCGATGGGCTAGAGGTTGCGCTCGCTGTTGCCCGCCGCCCTGAAGAAGGCCCGATCTTCATTGAGGGCATCCGTTCAGAGCCGCTATCTAGCGGCACAACATGGCTCGTGGATTTCCTCGTAGAGCGTGCAGACCGCGCCGCGCAAATCGTGATCGACGGCAAAGCAGGCGTGGGTTATCTCGTGAACGCCTTGAGGGAAAACGGTGTACGGTCAAAGACTCTGATATGGCAGCCCTCGCTAGAGCAGGTCATCGCAGCACACGCAATGTTTGATCAAGCTGTGATTAGTGAGACCGTCTCCCACAGTGCACAACCAGAGCTAACACAGCAGGCACTATCGGCGCATCGCCGAAAGATTGGCACTCGCGGCGGCTTCGGATGGCAAGCCCCTGAAGGCGGCTCTGTGTCACTATTTGAAGCCGCAACGCTCGCGTTTTGGGGCGCGAAAATGACTAGACGAAAAGGAAAAAGGAAGCAGGTAATCAGCGTATGATCACTCAAGGCGTACCCGCCGGGTTTACTCAGCACGCAGAGCAAACGCTATCTGCATCCGAAATTGAACTCGTTCAAAAAATGATGCAGCGCCTCGACAAGAAACGCGCTCGGAACATTATTAGGCAACAATACTACGATCAGAAGATCGGCTTGAAGGACTTAGGTATCTCAACGCCGCCCGCGCTGAAGAATATCAACAGCGTCTTAGGCTGGCCAGCGAAAACCGTCGATGTTCTCGCAGACCGCATCAAATTTGAGAGGTTCGTTGCCGCGGGTGAAGATGAAGACCCGCACGGGCTAAACACCATCGTTGCCGATAACGACTTCAGAGAGACATTCGCACAAACCGCCGCTTCTGCTCTCACTCATTCTTGTGCATTCATAACGATCACGCAGGGAGATAAGAGCAAGGGAGAGCCTGAAATCCTACTGTTGCCGAAATCGGCGCATTGGGCAACAGGCATATGGGATAAACGCACCCGCAACCTCAAAGCAGGGTTATCTATCACCAAAGCTGACACATCGAACAGCGGCGATATAACCCCGCGTGAAGTCACCGTGTACCTCCCTGATAAGACAGTCATCATGCAGGCCATAGCAGGCGGCGGCTGGGAGATTGAAACCATCCCAAACCCTACAGGCCGCCCGCTCATTGTGCCTGTCGTATCCGGTGCAGACCTTCGCAAGCCCTTTGGGCGCTCGCGTATTTCTCGCGCCGTCATGTCTCTAACCGATTCAGCGATTCGTACCGTCGTGCGATCCGAAATCAGCGCCGAATTTTACGCAAGCCCTCAACGCTACCTGCTCGGTGCAGATGAAGACGCACTGACCGGCTCCAAATGGTCAGCGGTCATGTCTAAAATGCTGACCATCTCACGAGATGAAGACGGTCAAGTGCCACAGGTAGGGCAGTTCTCACAAATGAGCATGCAGCCGCACACAGACCAGTTGCGGCAATGGGCATCCCTGCTGGCCGCTGAGTCGCAAATCCCGATTGATGAACTGGGATTCCCATCAGATAACCCGGCCTCCGATTCAGCGATTCAATCTCAGCGAGACCCGCTCCGATTGGCAGCAGATAGAACCATTCGAGGCTTCAAATCAGCACTGAACCGCATCGGTGTAACAGCGGTGATGCTTCGAGAGGGTATCAACGATCCGTCTAAGATCGAGGGGCTAACAAAGGTAGAAGCCTGGTTCGCTCCCACCGTGCATGTCTCAGATGCCGCCGCCGCCGATGCAGTGCTGAAGCAAGTTCAGGTCATGCCGTGGCTCGCACAATCACCGGTAATCCTAGAAAAGTTAGGTTATGACGATTCGGCGATTCAACGACTCATTGCAGACAAGCGCCGCGCTGAAGGTTCATCAATCCTAGAAGCGCTCGCTGCCACTGCACAGCAGCAGAAGCCTAAGGAGGCGACTACTGAAGTGGATAATAACTTTTCAGGTGAAGAGAAGCCCGCAGTCGATGCGGGTGTGAAGCCTGAAGAATAGATTTTGATAGGAGGTTGGGCATGGCGTCTCGACAAGATGAAATCCGATCGGAACTAGATAAGCTCGTCGCATCGCTCAACCTTCTATCAGAAAAAGCTCAAGATGAAGTACTGGCCGGGATGCTCAAAATCCCGCCCGGTACTCCCATCAACGTAACCCGCGATGAACTGATCAAGCACCTTGAGAAGACGCTAGGTAAATATCGTGGCGGTGCAGCAAGCCTAACCGCAGATTGGTACGAGACCCTACGCCGCGCCGTGATTGATGAAGACTTCAGCGCAACCCTAGCCGATGATATGCCATCTGATGAAATTGACGCTAAAGTCAGGTGGCTAATGGCACGCCTGAACGACAATCCCGATGCGCTCGATAGTCTCACCGGCGACCTTAGTAGCTTCATTGATCGCGTAGTCAAGGCAGGCTCACGCGAGACCATTATCAAGAGCGTCAAGAACGACCACTCGAAGCCACGCTTTGCACGAGTGCCAGCAGGTAATGAAACCTGCCCATTCTGTCGAATGCTCGCATCCCGTGGATTCGTGTACACCTCTGAGAAAGCAGCCGCAGGTATCAAACGCGGCTACCACGGCCATTGCGACTGTGTGATCGTGCCTGCATGGGGCAAGCCACCAAAGATTAGAGGATACGCGCCAGACAAAGACTATAAGCGGTACGAGGCTGCACGAGACGCACTAGAGAAAGAGCTAGGCTACTCAATCGGTCTGAAGCCCGTCGATATTGTCGCAAAGATGCGCGAGTTATATCCAGATATATACCCGCGAACCAACTAGACTTACCCGAAACAGGCGGGGGTAAACGCCTGGCCAATACGTCCCCATTTAGGGACGGCGCATTTAGGAGCAAACCATAATGGCAGAAACCACAGAACAGGCAGAAGCAGTAAAAGAAGAAAACGCCGCGCCTGAACCTGAAGCAGAGAAAGCAGAAGCCACAGAAGCAGAAGGCTTTCACCCGATCACCTCGCAGGAACAGCTAGACCGCATCATCGCAAAACGGCTAGAACGCACACGGAATAAGTTCGCTGACTATGACGAACTGAAAACCCGCGCAGCCGCAGCAGATGAACTCAAAACCCGCGCAGAGCAGGCAGAAGAAAAACTAGCTGGCCTCGAAAAAGCAAACCAGGTACAGCAATGGCGAACCGCCGCGGCAAAAGAATACGGCGTACCCGCTGAAGCCCTTCGAGGTGCAGATGAAAAAGAGCTGAAAGAACACGCAAAACAGCTCGCAGAACTTCTCACCCCGGATACCCCTGTCAAGAAAACGATCATCCCATCAGAGGGTGAACTCAACATGCCCCTAAACGGCGATCCGCTATTAGACAAACTCAAGGCAGCGCTCGGCGCTCGCTAAACCAAGGAGTAAAAGACTATGACTGTAGAGAACGCTGTACGTTCTTCCGATTTTTCCGGTTTTATCCAGCCCGCCGTTGCACAGGCGTACTTCGAAGAAACCCGCCGCGCCTCCGTCGTGCAGCAGCTTGCACGACAGGTACCGCTTTCCGCCAATGGCGCGGCTGTACCCGTAGTTACCTCCAAGCCTCGCGCCGGGTGGGTAGCAGAAGGCGCGGCTAAGCCCGTCTCCGATGAAAAGGTGGCGTTGAAGACCATCAAGCCGCAGAAGCTCGCGGTCATCATCCCTGTCTCTGCTGAAGTTGTCCGTGCTAATCCTGGTAACTTCATGAGCCTTATCCGCGAAGACATCGGCGAAGCCTTCGCAAAGGCATTCGACGCGGCGGCCCTGCACGGAACCGCTTCGCCCTTTGGTGCAGAGCAGAACCTCGCAGCCACCACTAAGGCCGTGAAGCTCGGTACCACAAAGCAGCCGCAGGGCGGCCTTTTCGGCGATATAAACAACGGCCTCGACCTGCTGGCAAAGGCACGCAAGAAGCTAAACGGCTTCGTCTTCGACGATATTGTCGAACCAATGATGAACACCGCAATGGATACCACCGGGCGACCTATCTTCATCTCTGCTCCCACCAATGGCACCGCAGAGCCGGTACGTTCTGGCACCTTGTTAGGGCGAAACGCTCTCTTTGCTGAAGAGGTTGCCCCATCCACTGAGACCGGCGCAACCGTCGGATTCGGCGGCGACTTCACAAAGGTTGTTTGGGGTACCGTCGGCGGGATCACCTTCGACGTATCCACAGAGGCCGCAGTAACCATCGGCGGAAAGCTCGTTTCCCTCTTCGAGAACAACCTCGTAGCAGTGCGTGCAGAGGCCGAATACGGTCTGCTTGTCGCCGATAAGGACGCATTCGTAAAGTACACCATCTAGTTCAAAGGCCATAGAGAGCATGACAAACACATTTCCAGTAGTCACAGCTGAAGATTTGCGTGCTCGCTGGCCTGATATGCCGCCCGGCTCGGATGAACACGCCAATCAACTGTTATCAGATGCAGGCGTGCTTATCCGGGCATCGGCCCCGCGCTGGGATAAGCTCGAACGCCAGGTAATCATCATGGTATCTTGCGCCATTGTCAAACGCTCGATCATCGCATCTGTGTTTCCCGATGGCGCATCATCTATCACGCAGACCGCCGGGCCGTTCAACCAGCAGGTGAGTTTTTCCAATCCAAACGGGGCGCTCTATCTGACTAAGGCAGAGAAGAAGCTCTTAGGCGTGGGTGCACAGAAGGCATTCGCTTATGACCTTATGGATGGGAGTATTCGCTAATGCTGATCATGCGCCCGCAAAAGCAGGTCATGCACTACAAGAAAGCTGAAGGGGCACAAGACGAATGGGGTAAGAAGCGTAAGACGTTCGCCCCGCCAGTCTCAACGCCCGTGTATGCTTGGGCACCTCCCACACCGGATGTAGAGATTCGAGACTTAGGAACGGGTGTGAAGCGAGACCTCGACCTTTACGCCCCGGAACCATTCTGTAGCCCCGGCGATAAGATTGTAATTACAGGTCTTGAATACACCGTAATCGGATGGCCTGAAGACTACACGAATGGCCCTTTTGGATTCACCGGCGGCTACCGTATCAACCTCAAGAGGGTAGAAGGGTAGAACAACATGGCGAAAACGAAAGTGGTTCTGAACCTACCCGGCTTCTACGCGCTCCGTACATCACCGGGTATGCAGCAGCTTCTAGCCCTAGAGGCAAACAAGGTTCGCTCTCGCGCCGGGGATAACTTCTCGACTTCAGTCAGGGCAGGCGGCAAAACCGCAACAGCCCATGTCTACGCCAACGGCGCGGCTGGGATGCGAGAAGAACGCAAACACGGAACACTCTCCAAGGCTGTTGCAGGATGGGGTAAATAATGGGAAACCTGATCGTATATGACGATATAAACGCCGTACTGAAAAGGTACCTGGAACACAACCTTAGTGTTCCTGTGCATATCGCCCGTGTATCAAACCCGCGCCCTCAAAAATTCATTCTGATAACCCCATCCGGTGGCAGCACACAATCAGTCATCCACGCAACGAAAAACTTCATTCTCGATGTGTGGGTAGAAGATGATGAACGCGAAGCATACCGATTAGCAGAACTTGCGCAAGCATACCTGACCGCCCTACAAGGGCAGCATTACGGATTCACCATCTACCGCACCGCCCCGATTGGCGGCATCGTATGGCTACCCGATGCAGAAGCAGACATTCCACGATTCCGCCAAAACTGGGGAATCAGCATCAGAGGCCAAGAAATCACAGACGAAACCGCGAAGCGCTCGCTAGAGACTTCGCTCTAAGGAGTAAGAGAATATGGCAAACCAGGCTTCAAATGTTCGCGTCGCCGTATCCGGTGCCTTCTATAAAGCGCCTTTGGCTACGGCCCTGCCTACCAGTGCAGCCGCAACGCCGCCGCTGAACAGCGCATTCGTTGATCTCGGATACATTTCAGAGGATGGCGTAACGCAGACTATTGACGCTGACACTAGCGACATTAAGGCATGGCAGAACGGCGACATTGTTCGCACGATCCAGACATCGCATAAGGTCAGCTACCAAATGACCATGATCGAGACTAAGAAAGAAGTTCTCGAACTGTTCTACTCCGATCCTGACGCAACCGCGACCGCAGTCAAGATCACGGGTAAGCAGGCAAAGCACGAGACTTATGTTCTTGACGTTCTCGACGGTGACAAGACCGTCCGCCTTGTTATCCCAGATGGTCAGGTTGTAGAACGCGGCGAAGTAACCTTCAAGAATGAAGAGGCCATCGGCTACCAGGTAACCATTGTTGCCTACCCTGACTCGAAGGGTGTCAAGGTCTACCAGTACATGGCCTAGTAACCTCATGTTTTTCTGCCCCGGCGTTTTGGGTCTTCTACGCCGGGGCAGAACCACACCATAGGAAGACCCAAAACATAAAGGAGACCTGACATGTCAAAGAAAAAGAAGCGTAAGCCCAATAACCGCCCCGCAGCTGTTGCCCGTCCTAATGAGTACGGCATCGTGAAGCCGCAGGATTACCGCCCTAAGAAATCTGATAGCACCATCGCAGAAGTGGAACTTCGCGGCAAGACCTGGGCGGTAGATACAGACACGCTCGACGATGCAGACCTCATGGAGGAAATCGTCGGTTTGCAGGATGGTAACCCCCGCGCCGTCTTCACCGTGACTAAAGCGATTCTAGGCGAAGAGCAGGTGAAGGAGCTGAAGGAAGTCCTTCGAGACGAAACCGGAAAGGTACCCTTCAGCGCGTATTCTGAGTTTTTCCTCGACCTCATGGAAGAACTGAACCCAAACTCTTAAAGCTCGCGGTCATACTCCGCAAACACCGCGAGCTTCTACAAATTGACTGCATCCGCTTCTATGGCGCAACCGTAGAAACCCTCGCACAGGAATACGGCCTCTGCATTGCCGCCGCCATTGCGGCAAACCCACCAAAAGGCGGGGCGCTGGCAGAGGCCCTATCCGGTGGGTGGGATATGAACGCACACCTTTTAGCCGCCGCTATTGATCAGCTTGTCACCGCGAACTGGCAACGGTCAGAAGACGGGCAGAAGGGCCGCCGTAAACCTAAGCCCATACCACGGCCAGGGATACAGGATGAATCCACCGCAAAGCTCGGTGGAAACAAAACTATGTCTCTCACAGAAGCCGAAATATGGCTCAAGAAGCGCATGGGTGCAGCACCGGAAAACACACGATAAAAGAATTGCCCGCCCCCAAAGGAAGAAGGTAAAGCATGGCAGGAGGAATAGAGCTTGCAAAGGCTTATGTAACAGTGCTGGCCTCGACCAAAGGGGCGGGCGCTCAAATTGTCTCTGAGTTTGCAAACGCAGGCGATAGGGCAGGAGCAAGCGCGGGAAACCGTGCAACATCCGCATTCGGGAAAATATTCGGTGGCACCATCCCCGGCCTAGTCGCAAAAGCATTCGCTGGCATATCCATAGGTGGCACACTAGGAGCCGCCTTCACTAAAGGCTTCAACCGCCTAAAAGCAATCGACATGGCGCAAGCCAAACTACGCGGCTTAGGTAACGATGCGCAATCAGTCGAACTGATTATGCAGAACGCATCCGCCGCCGTGAAAGGAACCGCATTTGGACTCGACGCGGCGGCAACAGCCGCAGCCGGTGCAGTCGCCGCAGGCATCCAGCCCGGCGAACGCCTCGAAGCAGTCCTAAAATCAGTCTCCAACTCAGCAGCCGCTTCAGGCTCTAGCATGGAAGAAATGGGAGCCATCTACAACAAAGTGGCATCCCTCGGAAAAGCCCAAAACGACGTGCTGCAACAGGTAGCAGACCGGGGCATCCCAATCTATCAGGCGCTCGCTGATCAATTCGGCGTAACCTCCGATGAAGTCTTCAAGATGGCTTCTAAGGGTGAGATTAGCTTTGAGCAGTTCGAAGCAGCCATGACTAAAGCATCCGGTACAGTTGCAGACGAAATGGGCAAAACCCTACCCGGCGCATTCGCTAACGCACAAGCCGCGATGGGACGTTTCGGCGCTAACGTCCTACAGGGTATTTATCCGCAGCTTACGAAATTCTTCCTGGCATTCCAGGATTGGATGAAACCAGTAGAGGCATTCGGCAAAGTCGTTGGTACACAGCTAGGCGGCGCGCTCGAAAGCCTCGTTTCTCTTGCAGGAAACGCCGCCCGCGCTATCGGCCCCGCCGTCAAAGCAGGATTCGATACAGCCGTGCAGGCGGCAACAGCATTCCGTGAAGCATTCGTGAACGCGATACCTCCGTGGGTAGGAACCGCGTTCGCAGTTACAGCAGGGCTTATCAAGGAAGAGCTGACAAGGTTAGGCGGCGCATTCTCAGGGCATGGCACAAGCATTATCGACGCTGCCCGCAGAATCGGCGAAGTACTCGGATCAAACCTGCCCGTCGTACTGCACTCATTCGCAGGCATCGGCCTAAATCTGATTCGAGTCATCGGCGCATTAGCAACAGCATTCCTGCCCCTCGTAGACTCCATTCTAAACCTCAGCGGCTCCGTAGGCGGCTCAGGTCTAGAAGCCGCATTCAGTGCACTAATCACCATCCTTGAAGGCGTATCCACCGCACTGTTCCAGCTCTCACAGCTCATGAACGCACATCAAGGCGCGGTAACAGCACTGATCGCAACCGTAGGCGGCATAGCCATAGCCTACAAGAGCGTGGCAACAGGAATTAGCATCGGAAAATCCGCCCTCGACGGATGGAAAACAGCAACAGACGCGGTAACAGGAACCGTAGGCGCGGTAAAGAACCTCGCTGAAGGATGGAAGCTCATGGCAGGCGGTGCAGGCACCGCAGCAGAAATCGCAGAGCTAGGCAAATCAGCACAAGCAGGCTCCATCGCATTCAAAGCATACGACCTCGCAGCCCGCGCCGCAGCAGCAGGTGTAACCGTCTTCAAAGTCGCAACATCCGCAACAGGAACCGCAATAGGAGCACTCACCGCAGCAATCAGGGCGAACCCCTTCACCTTCATACTTGCAGGAATCGCCGCCGCAGCAGCAGCCCTAGCCGCCTTCTTCACCCAAACAGAAGCAGGCCGCCAAATATGGGCAAACCTCATGGCCGCAATACAACCAGTACTGCAAGCCATAGGAACCGCGCTCGCTGCATTCGGAAACGACCTGATAACAACCCTGCAACCAGCCATTGCACAGATCGGCCCCGCGATTCAATCTCTAGGGAACGCATTCTCAAGCCTGTTGCAGGGCATAGCCCCCGTGGTGCCTGCCATCATGGAACCACTCTCGCGGCTAGGCGAAGCCGTAGGCACATTACTTGTGAACTCGTTCAACGCGGTTCTGCCTGTGATACAGCGGGTGTTTGAGGTGCTGCAAGCGACATTCGCTAACCTCGGGCCAGTGTTCACGCAGTTCTTCGAAACCATGTCTACGCAGTTCATGGCATTACTGCCTATGGTGCAGCAGCTCATACCCATGTTCGTAGAATTTGGTGCGAACATCGTAACAGCCTTCGCGCCTGTCGTTGAACAAATCATAGGGCAGCTGTTGCCCGCCTTCGTAGAACTAGGCGGCGCGGTTATGGCACTAATACCGCAGCTTGTCGAGGCATTCGTACAAATCGGTACCGCAGTAGCACCAATTCTTCCTATGATTGGGCAGCTTGCGGGCGTGCTTTTGGATTTGGCTTCGAATGTTCTTACGGCTCTCATGCCGTTGTTCACGCAGCTTGTAGGAGTTATTGCAGGCATTGCGGTAGCGATTGTTCCTCTTGTCGCTCTTGTGATTTCGACGTTCATTCCGATGTTCCTGTCGATTATCGAAGCGATTCTGCCCCTCGTGCAGACTGTGCTAGGGATTCTCATTCCTGCTATCCAGGCGATCTTGAATATTGTCACGGTTGTCTTCCAGGCAATTGTGCCTATCATCCAAGGCGCGCTAACAATCGTCCAAGGCATCATTCAGGTTATTACCGGTGTGATCAAGGGCGACTGGCAGATGGTCTGGGAAGGCATCAAGAACATTCTCAAGGGCGTTTGGGACGTGATCAAGGGCGTTGTAGAAGGCGCTATCAACATCGTCAAGGCAATTATCGAGAACGTTCTCAACCTGATCAAGGCGATCTGGGAAGCAGTCTGGAACGGCATTAAGAGCATCTTTGAAGGAATCTGGAACGGAATTAAAAGCGGCGTTGAAAACGGCGTAAATTCCGTGAAGAACTTCTTCCAACAGCTAGGCACAGACATCATAAATATTCTGACTAGCCTACCTGGAAGGGTTACACAGATCGGCCAGGACATCATCAACGGTCTTGTGAACGGCATCAAGGGAGCCGCAGGCGCGGTTATGGATGCTGTGAAGAACATCGCCTCTGGCCTGCCTGATTGGGTGAAAGGCCCGCTAGGTATTCACTCTCCGTCTCGTGTCATGCGTGATCAGGTGGGTAAGTGGATTCCCGCCGGTCTGGCAGAAGGCATTAGCAAGAACGCGAACATGGTTGTTGATTCAGTCCACGATCTGACCGGCGCGATTGTTGATGCTGCACAAGACGGCATTAGCGAGCTGGCAGACGTGTTCGTGCTTGACGAAATCGACGGGCGTGTGAACCTATCCGGTGCACACGGCAACATCAAACCGCTTTCGCCATCGAGTAGCTTCTCTGCACGCCCCGGCGTTGGATACGGCCAGAAATCAGGAATCACCGTAAACGTCAAGGGTCATGAAGACATGGACCCTGACCGTTTCGGAAAACGATTCGGCGAAGCATTCGCCCATCACATGGAAGGCATCTTAGTGTAATGCGTTATGAAGTCACTCTAGAAGGCGCTCATGGGAACCTCATTATGAGCACCTATGAAGCGCCCTCAGAGGACGGCGAATTTTGGGCAACAGACATAGAGGGATGGTACGGCGGCGTAGGGGTAGAAAACTCCGATGCTCAACGCAAAATTGGGCATGGCTTCCTGTCTGCCCCTGCCCGCCGTTCTGCTCGAACAATCACACTCAAAGGCGTACTAAACATGCCCGGTATGGAAGCCCGCGAGATAGCCGCCCGCTTCATCTCAGGTCTAGTCTGGGATGGCGGGCTAGGCTCTCTCACCGTGGCAACAGACAACGGCTTAGTGCTAACCGCCCGTGTTCGCCTCGACGGCGCGCCGAAAACAACCTTGCTCGGTGATTCAGCCGTCGAGTTTGAGGTTCCGCTAGTAGCCCCTGATCCGTTCCTCAAATCCCCGCCTCGCGTCTATCAGCTATTCCCAGCAGATACAGGCACCGGGCTAAGGTTCCCGCTCTTCGCGCCCGCCCCTTCAGGTGTTTTATCTTTCGGCGAAAAACCACCGCAGGCAGGAACGATACAACATAAGGGAAACGCAGACGCACACCCTATATATGTGGTACAAGGCGATTGGGCCAGCGGCTTCAGAATCACCGCAGGCGACCGTATCATCGAATACCCCTACGCTATCGAAGCCGCAAACCCCGCAATCATAGACTGCGGCAAAGGAACAATTATCATAGGCGGATCAGACCAAACCTCAGAACTCACCCGCCGCCAATGGCACACCGCCCCCGCAAACTCGCCCTTCACAGTGGCAGTGGAAGCGCTCGCGCCATCTAGCGGATGGGTTGATGTGAACTTTTCGGATACATATATTTAGGAGGCCTAAAGATGGCTACAGGATTCGGTATAGCAAACACTAAGGAAGGTGTGGGTACCACACCTGAAGATATTCAGGCCATTACAGCCGCCGAATATCCAGAAGCAGGCATTATCAACGGTTGCACAGTGGAAGGCACCTCGACGCTTGCGTGGAAGGTGAACGCCGGTGCAGTGGTTGCGCATCTAGCCAAAGGCAGAGCAGTTCGAATCCCTGTGCAAGAACAGACCATCAACACGCGGCCAGCATCGCCGGGTACGAGCCGAACAGAATACATTTATGTTCAGCAGAACCAGCCTGCAACGGATGGTAATAATTCAGCGGTAGTGAAGATAGGCCAGGCTGTACCTCAAGGTGCAGTTATGCTATCAAAGCGTGAGATGCGCTCCGGCGTGTCTGCCACCTCAGCGATCTCAGAATCGGGAAACCCTGTGTATTCCCGCCCGGTAGGCGGTTCGCTAGGCATCCTGCACCGCCATTACCACGAAGACGACGCAACGCGAGATCAAGGCAGCTTCACTCGCGGCGCAGGAACATTCTTCGTACCCACAGACCGTAACATCGACATCCGCATTTCATCCACTGTTGCAAACGGTAAACCCGGCCAGTGGGAGAGCGCAACAACCGCCGATCAGGGCGTTGTGCGATACGACGTGTACCTAGACGGCGAGCTTATCTTCTGTCGAGAGCGCGAGTTTAACAACGTCTTCGACACGCGGGATGTTGCCCGCGTCTGGACGGTAAAGCCCGGCCTGCACAAAATCCATTACGTTGTTTCCCATATTTGGGGTTTTCGTTATTGGCGTGTTCGCGGTGGTACAGAACGCCGCTACGCAGGCGACCAATTCACCATCGTAGATATGGGTGTTGCATCCGAATAAATAATTAGAGAGAAGGAGACCCGCCGCTATGAGCTTCAAAATGTATTTTATAAACCTCAGTACCGGTGATATTGGTGCGCCAATCGAACCGGAAAGCGGCGGGTCTTTCACTATCCCCCTCAACGGCATTGAAGAGCTATCCTTCACTGTGCAGAAGAAAGACCTGAAGACAAAATCCTTTGAATGGTACACACCACCACAGGGCGGCGTTCTGCTAACCCATACCGCCGCAGACGGAGCAGAACACCCCATCATCGCCGGGTACGTGCAGGATTGGGGGAAAGAAACCCTGCACACACTAGAGCTGAAGGTAAAAGGTATCCGTGAAATATTCGAGAACCGCACCATCTGGGAGCATCTAGAGTATCGCGGTACGACGCTAGGAAACATCGCCTGGGAACTCTGCAAACACGCAATGGATCGCCCCGGCGGGTATTTCCCCATCCGCCATAAAGAAATTCCCGGCGATACCGGCCAGCGCGAACGAACATACGAGAAATGGAACGTATCGAACAACATGATCGGCAAACGCTGGAAAGAACTCTCTGAAGTAATCGGCGGGCCTGACATCATGATCCGCCCCGCATGGGCCAATGAACAGCACACAAAGATTGAATGGCACTTCTGCCACGGCGGCGAAACCTACCCCTTCATCCCCCAAACATGGGTGCCAGACTTCGATACCACAGTACCGCAAGGGCTAATCGAAGACGTTTCCATCAACTCAACCGGAAAAGACATCATACACCGCGTATGGTGCACCGGCTCAGGCGAAGGCGAAGGAAAAGCAATCGGCATAGCAGAAGACCTAACCAGCGTCTTCAAACACCGTGCACCATTCCTAGAAGCCGTCATAACAGACTCAGACCAATCAGATCTAACGCAACTCACACAGAAGGCATGGGGGGCGTTACGATCCAGACAGGTAATGACAGACCAGGTAACGCTATCATTTCTAGCGGATAACCCAAAAACACCACTAGGCAGCTTCCATGTAGGAGACATCGCAACAGTCACAACCGCAGGGTGGCTATCCATCCCAGACGGAACCCGGCGAATGCGGATAATCAAACTAAACGGCTCCCTAGACGGAAAAATCACTATCGACTTCCAGGCGGCACAATGGTAGGCTACATTGATCAAAGGCCAACAAACCCAGGCGACACACTACGCCACCTCGTGCAGCAACTCAGAACCCCCGCATCAGTACCACACGGCCTAAAAGTCGCACAACCCGGCGAAGGCGTAACATACTATGCAGCCAACGGGACAAAATATGAGTGGAACGGCGACACCATCGCCAAATACAACGAACGCCTAAACGAAGCAACAAAAATCGTAGAAGCCGCAAAACAATCTATCCAAAATACAGAAACCGCGCTCGCTGATGCTGAGTCTAGGATTCGTGCAATTGAGAACAGCGGTGGTGGAGGAGGCAAGGCTATTTCGGACGATAAGATAGCTGAAGCCGCTATCGCAGGTATAAAGAAGTTGGCATCACCGCCGTTCAATGGCCGTGATCTTATTGTGCCTGGAACGCTCGACGTTAGGCAGCTGAACGTGACTGAGAAGCTGGCAGCTGAGATTGTTAGCGCTATGTCTGCTGAGACTAAGAAACTCGTAGTTACTGAAGCCGCGGTTCTTCAACGTGCAACCGTGATAGAGAACATTGTTACACCTGAACTTATCTCGAAGAAGATTCAGGTTGAGCAGCTGGCATCGCAGATCATCACATCCGGTCTACTGCAAACATCTATCGCCCATGATCGGGGCGTGAAAATCAATGCAGAGGGTATCCAGGCTTTCGACGCTAACGGGATGCAGCAGGTCAAGATCGACGCGATGGGGAAAGATAATTACTTCATTGGTACTCTTCGTACAGCTCGTGAAGGCCGCCCCGGTGTGAAAATCTGGACTACTGAGCCTGAAGGGCCTGCTGACTCTGTGTCATCTGTGATCGAAATGAGACCCCATGAGGTAACAGGAAGCACCCCAAACGGTGTTATCCACATGCACCCGCAGGGATGGTTCTCTTTCGGAATGCGCAACGAGGGCGACAGACAAGGACTAATCAAAGGGCTATCTGTCGATCAGAAAGGCGGCGTGAACATCACAGAAGCCCTACGTGTGCGAGGAAACGTGCGAATAAACGGCCTCTTCACACAGACAGAGAATTTTTTCCACATACCAGTTGGCGACTTTGAAATAGAAGGCAGCGGATGGCGCACATGGGATGTGAAATTTCCATACCGACTAGAGCAGAAACCATACGTCATAGCCCAAGCTGTAACAGACTTCGCATTGGTAGCTACCGTATCTGAGCTATCCGAGACCGGGTGCAAACTCATTGTGAATAACGCATCAAGAGCAAAAGCGACAAACTCATGGGTAGACATCATTGTGCTACCCCTGCGCCGTGAACGATAAGGAAAACCAAACATGGAACTAACCGTACAGCAGCTCCAAGCAAAATGCATATACCTAGCTGAAGAAAACGCACAACTTCGAGACGCGCTTCTCGACGCGAAACTACAGTTAGGCGTTATCGCTCTCGATAACCAGGAACCAAAAGCTCATTCAGACGAAATCAGCGAGGTAACCAACAATGACTAAAACAGCCCGCGTCATCGGAAAATTTGTCACCCCTCGAACCGTGAACGGCAAAAACGAACCGCTGCACGGTGAAATCAAATTCCGTGCAGTAGAAGAATTTGCCGCAAACGGTAGCTTCTTTTGGGGGGCAAAAATTGCCGCCCGCCTTCAAGACGGCGAAATCGTAGAAGACTGGCAGGCATCAGGAATTACCACAAGTGAACCTGGTATAACCTTGGCCCTCTCACCTGAAGCTAAAGACGGCAAAGCAACCTACGAGGTATACCCGAACCTACGAGACAGTTCAGGCACCCCCATACCGCTGCCTTCTCGCATGATTACGGTACGGGCAGGGCAAACCCTAGACCTAACCGCCGTCTACGCCCCGCACCCATCAAACAACACCTTCGTACCCGCCCCCGCAGCAAAAGCAGACCGCCTCCGAATCACCCCTAACGGCGATGGAACCGCAACCCTAAGTATCGAAACAGACTAGGAGAGTCTATGACCGATCAGATACGCCAAATAGCCCGCGAAGAAGCAAAAACAGTGGTGCAAAACGAAGGTGCGATTATTACCGCAGAAGTCGTAAACGGCGCGCTAAAACATGTGAGCATTACCGCCGCCCCTACCACTGAAACCCCCGCCGGGAACGTTCAAGAAGCAATCAACATCGCAGCGAAACAGGCACACTACCGCCGTCGCAACCGCGCCATCTTCGTACCCTCATACTTCTACGCCGATCATTGGCTACGAAACCAGCCTGAAGGCTCCAAATGGCAGGCGCTCGCTGAAGCCGCAGACGTAATCCCATTCGTTATCATCAACCCGGCTTCAGGCCCCGGCGAAGGCCCCGGCTCTGATTCGTACACAAACTTTGAAAACCAGCTAAAAATCAACCGTGATGAATACGGGCAAAAAGCAATGGGCTACATTCGCACCAAATACGGCGAAGAATCCCTCGACAGTGTTATCGCACAAGCCCGCAACTATCATGATTGGTTCGGCGTGGAAGACTTCTTCCTAGATGAAGCCGTCCACGGAAAAGACGAACAAGCCCCCAAAATTGCCTACTACACTGAGTTGCACGCCCGCCTGAAGAAACTATTCCCCGCCGGTCTAGTAGTCGCAAACCCTGGCACACTCACCGCTGAAGGTATGCTCGCAGCCGCCGATTACCTCATGACCTTTGAACGCGAAGCATCATTCTATGAAGCCTCAACATGGCTCCAAGAAAACTACTACGCCGGGCAGCCGCGGCAAAAATTCTGGCACTGCATCCACGATGTAACCAGCTTCGACCAAGCCGTCAAAATTCTACGCAAAGCCGAAAAACTCAACGTTGGAAACCTCTACCTAACCAACGACACCATCGGCGAACGCGGAGCAAACGAAACAAACCCATACGACACAATCCCCGCAGCCTGGTTGTGGAACCTACAAATCGCATGGGCCAAAGGCGAACTAAACGCATACCTCGAAAACCTCAAAATTCTAGAAAACCAATACACAGCACTCAAAGCCCTCAACGCACCACAGGAACAACTAACCGCGCTCGCGGCTTCGATTGCTGTTATTAAGGGAGAGTAGGAAAAGATCATGTCTGAGAATACGGCAGCTTTGCAGAGTGTAGCCCTCGTGAATGAGGAGAAGGAGCTTTACGGTAAGCCTCTTGAGGGGGTGAAACGTGAAGCTCGCACGGTTGCTCGTGCTGTGCTTGCGGATGAACTCGTGCAGAGCCTTACCCCGGCTGTTGAGTCTGCTGTTCAGAGAGAGCTTGCAAAGCAGTCATATGCGGGTGGCGGGCAGCCTGGCACGCCCGGCCCGAAGGGTGATCGCGGCGAAACTGGCCCGGCTGGCCCAAAGGGTGAACCTGGCCCTAAGGGAGATCAGGGTAACCCTGGTCGCGATGGTGTGGATGCTACCACGCCGCCAATCAAAACTATTAGCTCTGGCACGTATGAGCTGACTAATGCGCCGGTGCAGGCTGTGTATACAACCGCTGTGGTATCGCACCCGGCGGGTATAACCTGGAAAACCTCGACAGGTTCCGCCCCATCTGCCCCTGGCCTGCTGATTTTCGTAAAGCCTGAAGGTCAAGGCATCACGTTAGGCTATGTGGCTAATGAGCAGGTAGCAGCAGGGGGCCGCCCGGCTGCCCCTGGTATCGGCTAGGAGAGAGTGGTAAGAGATGGCAATGACAACCGTAACCTGGCAGGCAGTGCCAGGCGCAACAGGATATGAAGTCTCTATCGACGGTGCTAACCCTGTGGGTGTCACAGGTACTTCGTATGAGTTTGACGCGGCGGCGGGTATGCGTGGCATCTATCAGGTGCGAGCAGTGAACCCCGCCGGTAAATCAGCATGGTCATACTCGCGCTACCAAGCCGCAGATAGCGAAACTGAAATGCAGCTCTCAGAGCTAAGCTATGCGGCAGCGCATGGAGGGTGGGTGAAAGGCCAGGAAGCTAAAGTTCTCAAGGCGTTTTTTCTACCCACCGCTAACGGCGGATTCCCCATGAAAACAGCTTTCAAGGATAAAACCGGTAAGTCTGTAGCCTTCGAGTATGCCCATAACTCTGTGAATGGTGAAGAATTTGCTGAGGGCGACCCTAGCCGTATGAAACTGGGAAATCAAAAGCTGCAAACCCTCAACGGCTCTCTGTCGAAAGACGGGGCCGCCGTGCTTATCTCTTTCGATGGTGAAGGCCATATAGAAAACAAGGACACGATACGCACCGGGTGGGAGCAGGGTATAGGCGCGGCGAAAGCCACGGTGGTAGTCAAAGAAAAAGAAGGGCAGAAAGTATGGGCTTTATCGTCGTTTGCTCCCGCAACCTCTGGCGCGTACATGTCTAGCTACGGGGCGACAGAAGTACCCGTGAAGGAAGGCGATAAGGGTATCGAATTGCGCCGCCTCGATGGCGTTGTACGCTATTCTGTTGTTCGCAAAGACAACACCCGTGAACCTATTTGCGCATTCCGTTGTTGGATGAACAAATACGGTGCGAATGATCCGGTGGAAATATACGGTTGGAGATGGGGTAACCTTACCATCCGCCAAATGGCCGGGAAAGGATAAACCATGAGTCACGCTCTACTTCTGCCACTGACACAGCCGCGAATCATCCAAGCCGCAGCTGAAGAACCGCAGCAGAAATTCAGTCTCGACGGCGCAAACCTGATCGTTGATGCGAACTCATACTATGCGGAATGGACGTACAACGGCATCCAGAAGATAGGCAACTTCGCAGCCCTCATATCTGAGAAGAACATGACCGCCGCAAACGTCGCAATCGCGGGCATCTCATGGGCAGTCATGGTTGAGGCCGTCTCAAAAATCCTGCCACACTTCAACCCAAATAAGAAAAACATTCTGGTATGCGGCGAAACCAGGAACCAGACGTTCGAGAAACCCGGCGCGCCCTGGCCAACCGCAAAACTAATCGAACTCACCCGCCGCTATATAGCATCGGCAAATCTAATCGTAAAAGAAAAATACGGCAAAGGCTTCGATAAAGTAGTTCTCTGTGGCTCCATCCCATCCGATGGGAAAACCTCGCCCGATGGGGAAACCATCGTAAAAACCGCAAACCAGAACATGCTTGCATTCGATGCATATTGCCGCGACAGCGCGAACTTAGCTTCACTAGGTGCGGATGTGTTCGCCGATTTCAGAACCGTACACCCCGAATATTTCGGCGGCGATGGATGGGACAACGAACCCGGCTTTTGGGCACAAAAAGGCGTAACAGTCAAAGAAACCACAGGCGCACTAACCCACCCGATAGGTGCCGCCCGCGAAGCATTCGCAGACACAATCGCTCAAGCCATCAAACGACTAGAGGTATAAGGAGGTGAACAGAAAACGGCTCTCCCACCACTGAACACACCTGAAGCACTATACGGCATAATCGGCGCATTGCTAGGAACCGTGCTAACCGCCTTCTTCTCATGGTTCGGCAAACATGAGGAAACCACCGCAGGCAAAGCAAAAGCAAAACTAGACAGCACCATCGAAAGCCTAAACTCACTACGAGACCAAAACAACGAACTATACGCCCGCATCGAAAAGATGGAAGAAGACGCAAAAAAGATGGAGCGAGACACACGGGCAATCCAAGCAGAAGCATACAAGAGACAGGATCGCGCCCGCCTCGCTCTCTCGATGGCAATGTCACACCTTGTCTTGCTAACGTCGCACATCAACCAGCGACAACCACCACCCGCGCCGCCAATACCAGCCGCCCTAGACGGCTACATCCAAGCCCTACTTCAATGGTCACAAGAAATACCAGTACCAGGCCAGCACGAAGGAGTAGACCCAAACAAAGGCCCGCCCGCCCCATAACAGACACACCAAACACACAAACCAAACACACAACAGCAGCACTAACCGCGCTCGCTGTGTGTTTGGTTTTCTGAAGATGATTAGAAAGGAGGTTCGCCTTTGTCATATGATCTCGTGACAAATCGTGATGCGAAGAATTTCACGCCGGGTAACCGCGTGCAGGCAACATTCGGGTATCCCCGCGTGATCACGAATATTACCTTGCATTGGTGGGGTAAACCTGAGTGGCAGCAGACCTGGGAACAGGTCATGTCGTTCTTCTGTGATAGCCCATCGGTGAGTACATCGGCGCATGAGGTTATTTCGGATGGCATTGTAGGTGTGATTGTTGATCATTCCGCCGCTGCATGGGCAAATGGCAACGCCAAAGGCAACGCTCAGTCAATTACGTTTGAATGCAACCCTCGTATGAGCGCGGGGGATTTGCAGACCGTAGCAGAGCGTGTCGCCGATTGTTGGAAGACATACGGTATTCTGCCTTTGACAGAGCATAGGGAATGGTTCGCTACTGAATGCCCTGGAACCTATTCCAAGACGGACATCTACAACCGTGCTCTGAAGGTGTTCCAGGGAATCGCCAATACCGCGCAAGAAATCAGTAATTCTATCCAGAATGGAGACTTTGACTTGTCTGAAGCACAGTTTAACCAGCTGATAAATCAGCTGAAGAGCTTGAACGATAAGATCGACTACATTATCAGCTTTTCTCAGCCTGGCCGCGATGGCATCAACCGCGATTCGACACTCGCTAACTGGATGCGAAACTCAGCTCGTGCAGCTGAATCATGGGCTTATGGTATTCAGGGTGTCTCTAATCAGGGACAGTTGAACCGCGAGTTTCAGGAATTGCGGGCAAAGGTGAATGAGATTCACGCCCGCCCCGCCGCAGAGGGTGGCACCGCGATTGTCAATGCATCGGGTGAAGACCTGAAGGCAATCGTAGCAGCAGCCCTCGAAGAGACCCTAGCAAAGACCAATCTGAAAGCAGAGGTAAACTAATGAATGAAACCCGTTATGTAGGCGGCGTAACCAAGGGTGCAACCATAGGAACCGCGATCGCTTCAAGCATCGTTGTTCTTATCGCATACGGTCTTGAACTGGCAGACATCCGTTTGCCTGAAGAAATCAAGAACACTCTCTTTATCCTGCTCTCTGCTGTAGGCGCGCTCATTGGCGGGCGACAGTCACCCGGCGATAAGCTGACCTTCACCGATGCGATGGAGGCCGCAGCCCGTGGTGTGGTGGGAGATTCCAAGAATGAGCCTGCACCCGTCGAGGCGGGCGGCTCTCGTGCAGCTTTCGAAGAGTACCGCAACAGTGGCAAACTCTCAGCTATCGCCCCTGCTGAACAGCCTAAGCATGAAGATGTGGACGCGGCCCGGTTCGAGTCGAACCCGCCCGGCCAGCGCTCGAAGGATGAAGTATATGTGCCCGGTATCGGGTGGGTAGTACCTGCTGAAGACTACCCTAAGACTTCCACCCCGGATGCACCACAGCAGCCGTAAAACAGCAAAAATATTCGCCCCTCCCAAACACTGGGAGGGGCGAAAATTTTTTTATTTAGTAAGCGTCTGCTTAGCGTGCTTCACTATATCAGGCAGCTTGAAATTAGGTTGCAGCTTGAACGAATCCGTGCGTATCATAAAGTCTACTTGCTCATGGTTTATGACGTTGATATGTTCAACCTTCAAGCCTAATGATTTGAAAGTATCCATGAAGAAGAAGACTAAGCCATCTTTTGCAAGGGCTAAAGAAGGGACCGGGATCGACTCGAAGAACTCAGAAGCATCAAACAGCTTAGAAAACTCGTAAGTAACTCCAAGTTCGCCGGGATTACTACGTTCAAGCGTGATTCGCACAGGGAAAACAAGCTCTGTTGTATAAACATCATTGCCGCGCTGAACAACCTGAAGGGATGACTGTTGTAAATTAGTCATAGTAAATCCTTTCTCCAATCTGGTTAGTTAGGACAACCAATAATCCGGTAAAAGTCTCGTTTGTTCAGAGTAGTTGCAGAACTAGATACACGAAGCATGTAGCCACCACTTTCACATTTCTTATACGAGGTAATCTCAAGACCGATCTGATTTAGAATCACTTCGAGATAATCAATAACAGAATGGGAAAACCTAGCGTAAAAAGGAATCTGCTCAAAGAAGGAAAAATCCTCCGGGGGAAACTCAGGCGGGAACTTCCAAGAGAGCAGATGACCATCAACTTTTTCAACGATCTTGACGAATACAGAGAACTCATATGTAGCCTCTGGGAAACTGCCATCAGGTGAGGGCAGAAATTTTATCTGTGAAGGTTCAAGCTCCATAACATTTTATCCTTTCAACTCGTCGATAGTTTCGAATGTAGCCCGTGCACCATGCGTATACGGAATTTCCTTTATCCTGTTATCTCCATGTGTCGCCGCATAGTTTTTGATGCATTCATAGATAGATCGACCAGTTGTTACAGTCTGCCCTTTATTATCAGTTGCTGTCCATTGCCTCGTTCGTAGAAAAAAACTGCCTTTACCTTCCATAGTGGCAACTAGTTCACCGTCTCTATGGATTTCTAGTGCAGAAAAGTTAAGTGAGTGCAATGTATATATAGCCATTCGATCACGCCTTTGCCTGGTAGGTTTTGTTGCCTGCTTTTGTTGCGGTGGTTATTCTGCCTGGCAGGTTGTCGTACCATTCCTTCAGCACGTCTTTATCGTAGCCTTTGATGGTTTTGTTGCCTGCCTGGATTTCGACGCTATGCGGTGGCTGATGCTTAGCGACAAGCTGATAGAGATTCTGCTTGCTTGTGCCTAGATAATCTGCCAGGGCATTCAGGCCGAATGCTACACGGTGCTTGCTCATTAGTCATCATCCCCATAAGCTGCCTTGATCTTTTCGAAGACATCATGAATCGTTTTGCCAGATAGTGAAGGCGCGTTCTCACCGCCTAGAATCTTCTTAGGCAGTTCAAGACCTGGCATGTTCGCTAGGTTGTAGTCGAGGGCGATGTATTCACCGCTTTTGCGTGAAGTCTCACGGATCAGCGCAAAGGATTTGGCGTTGCGAGTCACCATAGCTTCATCGGCCCCGTATCGCACGAGTCGTAAAACGTTGTCTGACATTTCTTATTTTCCTTTCCTGGTTGTACAGCGCCGCCCGGCCTCTACCCATAAGCCAGGCGGCGAAGCATAATAGATTGTCGTTAGATGTGCCTGAACTGGATATATGTTTCTAAGTCGCCATCTTCGCAAACGTCGATCAGATTGTAATCTTCAGCAAGACTGCATAAGGTAACCATAAAATCGTGATCATCATGAATACCTGTAATATCCTGATACATTTGTTCATCTAGAGGAAATATTGTTTCCATGCCTGAATCAACAACCAGCGCGAAGTACAGCAGCTTCGCCTTTGGCTCCATAGGACGCGAAACGACCTCTTTCAGATGCGACAACACTTTTTCAGGAAGCGGCGACATGCTATTTATCTCCCTTCAGGTACCGTTTACTATAGATAACGTCTCGCATTTCCCAATGGTCAATCCACCGCTTATTTTTCTTGAAGACGGCGTAAATCGTAGCAAACACAATCTCTTCATCATTGACCGCCATAATCTCTGCTTTAGCGCGCTCGCGGCCTTGGTTCTCAATGGTTAGACTTCGCAAAGTATGGTCTGGAAACTCGACGCTGACAATGTACATGAGAGCGTCTTTAACAAGCCTGGCCGCTTTAGTCTGAAAGCCTTCGTTATCTTCCATTTTTCCTACTTCCCTGAATTGAAACCTGGAACGGTGCGAATACGGAAACCCTGCACATCATGCGGGGTGCCATTGATATACACGCGGCCAGGGTTACCCGGTTCGAAATATGGCCGCCACCCATCGGGGGTAATAGGCGCAAGTTGTTTCTTCAGATGCGTGTACAATCGCTCCATGATTTCGTCATGGGCTTCTGCTACAGCTTCCCAATAATCAGATGAATCAAATTCAAGGGAGTCAGGAAGTGTAACGCTATTTTCTTCTTTGCCCATGAAAGCGTCGATAGCGCCAAAGACGGGCTTATTATTATAAATCTCTGAAGGGTAAATATCAGTGGTGAAGTGCGAGAGCCAAGCATTAGTAGAGCTTTGGTGAAACTCAACCGCGCTAAAGATCTGGAAATGGTACTTTTTCATGATTTCGTTCTTTCTTCAGTAGGGCTTTTCGAACCAGCCCCGCTTACACAAAACACTATAAGCCACTTATAGCGAATGTACCTAATTAGGGAATGTAATAAAAACGTAACAAAAGAACGAACAGGGGGTACCGATCACCCTAGAAGCTCAACCGCCCGCAAGTCAGCATCAACCGCCAAATGCCCATACGTACCCACCGTAGTAGTAATAGACTCATGCCCTAAACGAACCTGAATCACAGGCAACGGTACACCCGCATCAATCAACCGCGAAGCATGAGTATGCCTCAAATCATGCACACGAGGGCGAACACCTAACTCACTCTCCACTTCATCCATGCACGGAATCCATACCCGCCGATGAAAAAAACCATTTCCCAAAATCCCACCAAACGGCGACTGAAACACAAGATCACCCGCAGCAGCCGCAGAATCAACCATGCAGCCCCGCATAGCCTCTGTTAGCGCTCGCTGCATAGTGACTGTTCGCCTGCCTGCCTTTGTTTTGGGTGGTGCAATCTTATACCCGCCGCCCGCGCCCGCCTGGATGGACTTTGTTACCTTGATAATGCCGTTCTCGCGCCGCAGATCAATATCACTCCAAGTAAGCGCCGTGGCTTCACCAAACCGCAACCCCGTACCTTCAAGGAATCGCACAAACAGCGAGTATCGGAAATCAATAGCAGAGGCGATCAGCTCGAATTGCTCGCATGTCAAGAAGACCGGCGCTTTCTTTGGCAGCTCCCTTTCAGCTCGAATCCCCGCCGCCGGGTTACTCTCGATAAGGCCCTCTCGCACAGCAGACGATAAAGCAGCAGATAGTAGAGAGTGGATATTCTTCTTAGTCTTAGCAGATAACCCTAACGTGTTGAACCATTTCACTACATCTTCACGCCGCAGCTTATCAATAGAGATACCACCTAAGACAGGCATAATATGCCGATCATGAATGCGGCTATACTTCTCTCTCGTACCAGCCGTAACAGAAGTAAGAGACTCAATATGCCGCCGTACCGTGTCATCAACAGAAGGGTACCTACTAATAACCGTGCTGGCCGCAGCAGCCGCTTGCGTAAATGAATTATTGTTCGCACTCAAAAAATCAGCGAGCATCCTAGCATCGCTTTCAAGCTCGAACGTCCGTGAAGTCTGCTTCCCACTCTCACGCCATGTCACCGCAAAAGCCACGGTGCCATCTTTCCTTATTCTCTTTCTCACTGTTGCCATAGCTATAACCTATCTCTCTGTCATCAAAAAGCCGTACCGTGTCATCAACAGGGAGATAAAAACGCTATGACTAGTGTTTTTATAGTGCGCGAGGGGGGACTTGAAAACCCCTCCCAGCCCGCCCCTAAATAGGGAACCCCGCAAACACAACGAACTAAAGACATATACCGCGCTCGCGCCCGTTGAAAATACGTTGATATGGTGACGCGGTCATCATTCGTTACACTGTGTGAAACTGTTAGACTTGATGATGTAAATCAGTAAACTAGATCTTCTGATTAAACGGTTCTCATGTGGCAAGAAAGCCGCCGCCCCTATATGCAACGGTAGGAGCGGCGGCTTTCTTCTTTATTCTTACGCAGTAGCCAATAGAGATGTATCAAGGAGGTCTTGCGCCGCCCGCAAGATGCTAAGAGGTGAAACTCTTAGTGCAGAGCAGATGGAGTCAAGCTCGTTCACGTCAAGCGGCGTTTCGTCTCTCGACACAGTACGCGAGATTCGGTTCTTTCCGATGCCTGACTCTTCAGCAAGGCGGCGAAAAGACCAATCGCGCTTTTCGACTTCATCACGCAGCGCGGCGTGAACAGCGGTTGTAAATGTGGTTGGTTTAGGTTTTGCTGTCTGTCCCATATCTAAACCATAACTCTAAAGAACTCTCATTGCAAATAAATATTACGGGAAAATTTGCAAAGCGTCCCCAAATGGGTATATAGTCTAAAACATGGAAGCAAAAAAAAATAAAGATATGCAGGTGACAGAGCGAATCTCTGAAGCTATCCGCGCATACATGGGAATGCGCAAGAAGAAAGTGAAGGAACTCGCGGCCCTGTTAGGTGTAACAGCTCAACAGGCATCCAACCTAAGGAACGGGAAAACCCCCCTGAAGGTGGATCAGCTCGCAAAGGTCGCCGTATGGCTCGATGTGCCAATCACTACCCTATGGGTAGGCATTGAGCAGCCAGAATAAAAAATATGCCCGCAATGTACCTAAACAGGTACAGAAGAAAGGAAAGAACGAAATGGGAGAAATGTCGATAGTCTTCATAAAAGACATGAGCGAGGCTGCACGAGAAGCGGTCAGAAAATTCAACGAGGTCAGCTACCGCGTGAACAAAATCGCTCAAGCCATGCCCGCCATTGAGAGCGAAGAAACCAAACGCTCAATGGAGCAAGAGGTAATGGAAACGCTCAAAACCTATGCGAAAGCGGTACTGACCGCTAAAGAAGTAACTCAAGACGATTTTGAAGCTGTGAACTAAAGGAGAGAATCATGTACAACACGATATTTTTTGAGGTTGCCAGCAACCGGAAAGACATTGAAATAACAGACGCCGTAAGAACTCTTGATGAACCAACTTATAAAAAGATCGAAGACAACGTAAAGCAGATAAAGCTAAAAGGCTGGGAAAGCTCTCTAACGATTACATTGCTACTTATGGACGCTTTGGAAGATGCTGTACCAGGAAGCCGCGTAATTCCTATGAACGTAACCATCAATGAGCTAAGCACACGAGTTATAAACGGTTCAAAATTTGACTTCTGGATCATCCAAGGAGACTAACGAAATGGCAAAGTCAATCTACGAACGTGTTCGCACCATCGCAGGCAAAGAAGCGCCTGGTTCAGTAATAGAGAACTATTATGCGGAACATGGAAAGCTGGGATTCCAAGTAACAATTCAGACGAAAGGCCCCGGCCAAGTACGAACAACCATAAATGCATCTGCCTACGACAGGGGCTATATGGTTCGGCGAATCATACGAAGCGAGGCGTAAGCGATGAAAGAAACAGGTAAAGACATTCTAGGGCCTCTACAAGAACAGCTGAAAACAACACAGGAAAGCCTCTCTGAACGCATTGCGGAAAAGAAAGAGCTAGAGAAAAAGCTATCAGAGACAAAAACAGAGGTGTACAAGCTAACCCTTCTCGAAGGACACCTGTACAAGATGATCGAAATCATCAAGGAAAAGTAAGGAACGAACCAATGAAATTTGAAATCTACCCCGCAGCAGCAACAACAATCCTAGCCATCATATGCGCCGTAGGGGCCGTATACTCAGCGCTCGCTAATGGTGTGATGGTTGCGAACGGCGCAACGTTTGGCACGATCTTTTTCACGGTGGCAACGGTTCTTCTGTGGGATTACCGCATGTGGAATAGCGCTGAGGAGAAGGAGCAGTTCAAGAAGGAGCAAGCACCGTGGCTGTAGGATACGCAATAAAATTCGCTCATTTGCCGTCTGAGACTCCGTATAAGGCAGAGCATCCAGGGGAACCCCTGCTAACGATTGAGCAGGCAGCAGAGCATTTGGGGATCAAAACGCAGACGTTGAAGCGCATGTTCAATAGGGTACAGAATAGGCTCGTTCCCGATGCAATGACGGATGACCGTACAGGCTTACTTTTCACGCAGAAGACATTGAAAGCCTGGGAGGCTAAGCGAGTGGAAAACATAAAATCTTCTCGCGCTTACATGAACTCAGCTATTGGGAATAGGAGCATCAAACTATGATCGGTGATGTTTGTTCGAAATGCGGCGTTGATCGCCGTAAGTGGACGCAAGGTTGCGAGAGTTGCCGCGTGCGATGGGTTGCCCGGCTAAAGCGTAAGACCATCACGAAGGAAGAGTTTCAGGCGGCGAAGCCTCCAAGGAAGCCGCTTCCTGCACAGCTAAGACCTGAACCGCGTCCAGAGTATCCAGACGAACTAAAAGGGTTTTTTGAAGCCCGCCGCAAGCGGATAGAAGCAGGAAAGCGAATCTATCTGAAGTTCTCGAAATCAGCTAGAGAGAAAGCCTTGTTATCAGCATTCACTCAGAAGAAAGACGTTGTTCGCGGTACGAACGGCGAACCGGCTAACGCCATGATGTCGTTGAGCTGCAAGCATTGTGTGTGGGAGAAAACGATTTTCCCCTCATATCACGGCTCGATGGCCAAAGCACGCAAAGAGATTCAAAACCTGCAACAGGAAGCTAAAGAGCATTGGGAGAACACTCATGCTCAAGAATGGGCGCTCGAAGAAATGACCGCAAAAGCAGCAAAAGCAGAAAAGCGCGCTAAAGCAAAGGAGATGGTGGAAGCATGAAAATAGGTGAAAAGGTCTACACACCTGAAGAAGCCTCTGAACTACTAGGCGGCGTACTATCCGCTCGAACACTCAGAGACAGGGCAACGAAGGGCCTGTACCCGCATCTGGGAGGCCGCCGCGCTTGCGGCCCCTCTGGAAACCTAAGGTTCGCAGAATCCCACCTGCAACACATTGCAGACACTCTAGAGCGAGTACCTGAAATCTCAGAAGCAGAAGTATTCAAAGCCAATCTGTCAGCAATGACCGCATTCACTGATCGGCTAACCGGGCGCTCCAAAGCAGCACACCGCTAAGAAAGGACACACCATGAACAACGAGAACAAAGGAACCCGCATCTACCCCGATGCAACCCACAGTCAGCTACTAGGCTCAATCAAACATGCGCTAGTAAACGAAGTTGAACCATTCGAACTAGCCGGGGCAATAAACTGCCTAACTGAACTCATTGGACGGTTTCAACGTGCAGACCTGCTAGACGCAACCATGCTCCCACTACACACCACCAAAGAATAGAAAGAACGAAGGAACGAAAATGACTCACGCAGCAGAAATCACCATCCAAACAAAACCCTGGGAAAAACCAGCCGTAAAAGCCAAAGCGGTAGCAACCTGGAACGGTGACAACCCCTACAAGAGAACAGACGCTATCGCATCCGCCATCGTTGAAGCCATAAACACACCTGCACAGCTCGAAGTGAACCACAAAGAACAGCAAGTATACATCTGGCACGGCATGACCAAATACGTATACGCAGATTTCGTGATCAACAACGAAGCATAACCCCCCCGCAACCCATCCAAAGAAAGAGAAACCAAAAAATGAAGAACGAACAAACCCTACCCGTATTCCGTGAACGCCGCCGCGATGAAGCAGTTCAAGAAATCTACTCCCACGGATGGGTAAACAGCGACTTCGAAAACACTGTACGCTTCCTATTCGTCAAAGGAACCCTGTACATCCCCGCAAAAGACATTGACCGTCTACTAGGCAAAGCAGGACACGGGCACACCCTAACCGGAATCCCCGCCGCCGGGCGCAAGAAAATCAAAACCCACACACACGCCGCCCTCGACGATTGGCGCAAGGCCGAAACAGTCACCGCAGTAAAACTCCCCGCCCTCCAAGAACGCATCGCAAAAATGCGCTCGCTACACCCCGCAGAGAAAGAAAAAGTACTCGCATGGCTCGGATGGGTACAAAAGCCTGAAGTATGGCATGGAGGCTTTATGCGCCGCCCTGAACCAAACAAAACCGAATGGCGATCACACCATACCCAAGTCGAAAAAACAGAATACGACGGCGGCGGCTGGATATGGGGCTGCAACGACTGCAAAACAACATCAACCCGCACCGAAAAAGACTACAGCGCCGCATTCGAAAAAGCGCAAAGGCACTCAGTAAAGAATGCGATCCATGACCCGCTAGGCGTAAAACTAGCAGCCCTCCGCTAAACCACCACCCCCAAAGGAAGAACCAAAAATGAGAATAACCGTACCAGCAAACCGACTCATAGGCGTACTCGAAGCCCTAAAACCAATCGCTCGCAACCCCTCCAAAGAAGAAAAAGAACTACACGGCTACCAAGCCCTAATCTTCGCAACAACAACCCATGACAACGACGGCCAACAACTACTAACCCTAACCGCAACAAACAGAACAACAACCGCGCTCGCACTCATTCCGATTGTGGCAATGGATGGCGTGCCAGAAGATTTTGCCTTCAGTTTCAAGCGGATTCCTGCCATTGTGAAGGTTCTGGAATCTGAAGACGTGAAAGACACTGTTGATATTGATCTTGAGACAGGATATGAAAACACGGTTAGCTTCACCCTTGTATCAGAGAAGGGTACATCTGCTGAGGTGCGGACGGCATTAGCAGGATGGGACTCATGGCCATATAGGCAAATTCTCAAGGAGTTTAACTCGCGGGAATTACGGCCAGAACCGCTAAGTACCGGGCTAGAAATAGCTGATATAGCCAAGCTCAAGAAAGCGGAATCGCTGTACGGGTCGCCGATTACCGTGTCTGAAGCAAACCGGATTTACCTCAACTTCAGCGGGCATATTATTGTCTTGCTCAAGCAGGGGGCAGAGCCTACAGAAAACGAAATCAAGAATCGCACGCAGATTATCGAAAGCTCGCAAGTTATGATTGATACAATAGCTGAAGGCATTATCGGTACAGACCCGATAGTCTAAAATGGAAATATTGGATGCAAGCGGCGCGTGAATTTGAAAAAACCGCGCCGCTTGTGTACCTTAATAAGTACAAAGAACGAACCAAAAGAACGAACAAACCCCTGAAAGAGGAAATATGCCCTGGCTACGAGTTGGAGACACAGCAGCGTCTCACCCTGTGGTTCTCAGGGCATTAGAGTTACCACAGGCAGACGAACGCCTAAAAATGGAGCTTTTCGGATTTGCGGCCCTGGCAGCGTCTATGTCTGCATCACACAAATCTGATTACATTGTCGAATTAGGTACTATTCGTGCTATAGCAGGCTTTGCCCGCGCTGAAGAGTTGATAAAGGCAGCTATTGCTTGCGGGTACTTTGAAGAGATTTCCAAAGGTGGGAATACGGCTTATAAACTTCTTGATGATCCTGAGCTGTTCCATATGCGGCTAAAGGAAGAAATTGACTGGGAGAACCGCCGCAAGAACGACAATCGCAACAAGTCGATAATCGTTCCAGTTCGCCTAAGAGACGGCGACGCTTGTAGATGGTGCGGAAAAGTCGTTTATTGGGGAGACCAAAAATCAGCACGCGGTGGAACCTATGACCATCTGCACCCCTCTAAGGGGGCAGAGAAGCCTTCAGATATGGTAGTTGCTTGCCGCAGCTGCAATAGCTCCCGCAAAGATAATAAAGACTGGAACGGGACATTACTAGCAGTCCCCAAAAAACCCTACTATGGTAGGAAAACAGTAGACTTTCTGGCGGAAAACGATATAACAGTATCTCTTTCGCCAGAGTCCGAAAAGCCTGTAATAACAGGTCAGGAAGCACTAAGCAGAATGAGGGAAACCGCTAATTCGGTGTCTGGTACCCCCGGTTCTGTGGGTGATGGGTTGGAATGTGTACCCCCGCTAGAGGCGTCTAGTGTGCGCGGGTCTGCCTCTGTCGCTTCGCAGGATTGTGCGCGTGGTTCGGCTGAACCTGGTTCGTTGTTTGATGATGCAGGTAAACATAAATCGCGTTCGCGAGGAAAGCGACGGCGACGGCCTCGCCTACCTCGTGGACGTGGTGAAAGTAAACAGAAGGTAAATTCAGAGCATCACTCCGAGTCATTCCGAATCTCTCCGAATATGGAGGGTGTCTGTTCTGGATATGCCGGGACGGGTCGGGACGGTAAGCGCCCAAAGCCTGCCACAGGGGTAGGTGAGTTTGCTGTACCGTCTGACTCCGAGTCATTCCGAATCTCTCCGAATATGGAGGGTGTCTGTTCTGGATATGCCGGGACGGGTCGGGACGGTAAGCGCCCAAAGCCTGCCACAGGGGTAGGTGCTTATGACTCAGAAAAGATTGAGAAGAAAAGGAAAAGAAGGAGAAGGTAAGGTTTGGAATCTAAGGTTTTTAGGAACAGGATTGTTGAGGGTTGGAGTGAAGTTGAGTTTCAATCTGAGATTATTGGGTTAGCTAGGGCTTTGGGATGGGAGTATTACCATACTCACGATTCGAGGCGTTCACCTTCTGGTTTTCCTGATCTAGTTCTCGTGCATACACGGCGCGGGGAAATAATTTACAGGGAGCTAAAGACTATGAAGGGTCGGGTATCCGATGCACAGAAGCATTGGTTAGAGATTTTGAAGGCAGCCAATCAAGATGCGGATGTTTGGAGGCCGTGTGATTGGACGAACGGGAACATTGCTAAGACTTTGACAGGAAGCAGGAATGAAAGAGGAAACTAACGCCGTGATGGGTGAAGCGGTGAAAGCAGGTGCGGTATCGAGAGCTATTGAAGCACTGAAGCCGCTGCATGATATGGAGGGGCGGGGGCATGGGTTGATCTATCAGCTTGAGCAGGCGGTGACTCCATCCGGTGAAGCCTCGGGCGGCGGTACTTCTGCTCAGTCAGGTGCACCTCTTGATGTGGGAGTGTTGGATATGCTCAAAGACTTTGATGAAGAGTTGGAGCGGTTCGGTATTCCAAAATGGAGCGCATCGACTCGTGAAGGGAATGTTCGCGCTCTCGTTCAAGTCCTTACCTTATGTGGCATAGGCGGCATGGGTGAAGTAGAAGGATGGGCTAACGGGTGGGTTGAGAAGATACAAGACTTCCTGAATCCTGAAAGGCTAACCCCATTGGATGCGGCTTGCCCTGAGTGTAGGTATAAGGTTTTTATCCAGTTGAACCTTGAGGGCGAAGAGATAAAGAAGCATTGTCTGCATGTTCGATGGCAGGATGATAAGGTAGCCGGGTGCATCTGCAAGTACTGTGGATTCGAGGCCCCGCGTGAAGAACTCTTGTCAATTATTGAATGGGATGGGGGGATGTTCTTAGCGGCCTGAGTACAGCAGACATGGGGCGGCGGTATCGGTTGCAACGGGGGTTGTTGCAAAAGATTGTGAGAGCATCTAACCTAAGGGGGCTTACCTGAACTATGCCTTCTGATAATTCTTTTAGGGGGAAGGCAGTAGTTAGGCATGGCCCCCCTCCCAATTTGAGAGGGGGGGCAGGAACTCAGGGGGGGGTAATGATGCACCCCTGGGGGTACCACCAATAAGGGGGGTCGGGTCTTTCGTTCTTTCCCCGGCCCCCTTGGCTATACCCCCGGCGGATAGGAGTAAGAACATTGGCAACATCTCGCACAGGAACAACAAAGTGGAAAGCTCTCAGGGCTAAGGCAATCGCTGAAGCATTAGCCAATGATCAGTACACATGCCCTCGCTGTGGTGTTGCCCTCGATTACTCACGCAGTCAGCAACCGAACTCACCTGAACCTGACCACATCCAAGAGCACGCAAACGGTGGAAAAGATTCTCTCGACAACATCCGCATAATTTGCCGTCGTTGTAACCAGCAGCTCGGCGGAAAGCTCGGCGGAAAGCGAGCACAAGAAAGAATAAAGACTCTTCGTATTGCACAACCAATTAAATTAAAAACAAAAGGAAAATGGTAAAAAAATAAACATTTTCATGTTTTTAATGCAATATGCACACGGGCATACATATACAAGACTTCAATGAAAATGAAACTAAGGGGCATCGGTTGAAAGAAGGCTCGAAGGGTGGGGGCAAGCCCCCATCGGCGGGCCAGACGAACACCCCCC